AAAATGTTTCTAGCATTGTCCAGGCTATCTTCATTTGATGAAAATAATAAATCTTTTTTTGTTGGGCTTATTATCTCGTAAACAGAGTAATAAGGACTGGTTGCGTTTCTGTCGAACCAGTCCATTACTTTTGCCGTTCCCGTCGCCATTGCTTTTTGAACTGCCATAACTTAATCTATAAATAGTAATAAATACCAAAACTAAATGCAACGTTTGTTGTTCCTGCTGCTGTTGCTAATGTTATATAACTTTTTGTCCAGCTAATGTCTATATCATTCATTTCTGGCAATTCCCATACGCTAGGGCTTGTCAAATCTTGAATATTGTTAAAAGCTATTAAAGGCAAATTATATATTATTTGCAAATCACCTTGATATAAAGTAAGAGTTGCTTGCTTTATGTCCGCCAATGTTGCTGGCGTTGATCCAGTCAATGGCGTTTTAGTTATTGCAGTAGGTGTATAAACTTGAATACCTTGTATTTTAGCCTGGCGCAATTGCGGCTGATCACTAAAATAAAATTTAGTCAAAGTTGAACTTGTCGGAATTGGAATTTCTACTGACTCAAACCTTTTTATTTTCATAAAATAAAGTTGATAAAATGAAAAAAAATTGCCCGTTATATCCGACGGGCGGCGGTAGCGTTTTTTGTCCGCAAGACGAGTTTAACAACTATTTTACGGTCGTGGTATTTTGTGCTAAAATTCCACGTTGAATCACACAAATAAAACTATTAGCTTGAATTGCTGCTGGTGCACCATTTGCAGATAATTGAAAGTTAATATTAGCTGCGCCATTCATAACAATACCTGGCTCTACTGGGTAACTAACATCTTCCGCAAAATTGATTTGATCAATAGGAAAAATAGTTTGTGCAGTAATACCAACGCCGCCTTGTGTTTGTGGAATAAATAAATGTCTTAAAACACTCCAACTTGGCATAACCATATCATTATTAATAGTTAGCTGTAAAAAACCATTATAAATTGAATACAAAGCATTTGCTGCGCCACTTGTTGAAAAAGTATTTGGATTTGGATAGCTATACAATTTTGCATCAGTTGCAGTAGCTGAACCAATACCAATTAGTACATCTATCTCGGTTGTTATGAAGACGTCCTGAAGATTTAAACGGCGTTCGTTAACTCTGACTGCCCCGTTTTGGGTATCATTTACTAATACTGGTATGTGGTAATTTGCTACACTTGTTGATAATGCAACTTCACTACGCAAATAAGATTGAGTTAATTTAGCGTGTGCTGTTGAATATCCTAAACTATTAATTAAGGCTTTTGCATTTTCAAAAACCATACGGGCGCCCATTTGAGTTGCCATAGTATATTATTTTTTTGTTTTTATAAAATAAAGGTGAAAGGAAAAGTATTAACATCCAATTTCATCCATTCCAGCAATTGCAGGCGTGGTATAACTGCGATCTACTAAACCTGTTCTGTTATATGTTGCACCAATCAAGGGTACAGAATAATTGACATCACTAGCTAAAGCGCCAATTCCGTTTAAAACTCCAAAAGATTGAACTAATTTAAGTCCACCTACTGCAATCATTCCAGTAGCTAAACCTTTTCCAGCTTCGCCTTTAATTAATTTAGGCAAAAACAAACCAACTGCAACCGGTGCTGCTGCTGAAATTCTTGCATCTAAAGTAGAAGGTAAAACCTTACTTAAAAGTTGAGCGGCTGCTGCCCCTGCAACTGCATAAACTGCTGTCATAGCAGATCCTTTAACAGCACCAATTCCACCCATACGGCGGCGGCGGTGGTGTACAGGCTTTTTGTGGTGTCTTTTTGTACGTGCCATTTTGTTTTTTTTAATTATTGAAAAATGTTTATTTAAAATGATTTTGATATTAAAGAATTTATTTCTTTTAAATGTAATTTTAAAGTTTTTAAATGCTCTTTATACCATTTAATTTTTTTAGCTGCTTCTTGTTTTTGTTTTAAACTTATGCCAGGATAAATTTTAGTTTCCATTGCATATGATAATTGCAAATTTCCTTCATTTATACTTTTTAAAATTTTTGTTCTTTGTTCTTCTAAATTTCTTACTCCACTAATTTTAGACATATGTTTATGTTGCGATTCGTCTAATTTTTCAACGTCTTTTTTTACTTTGTGAATTTTGTTTAAAATACTTTGTTCACTAGGTTTTTTTATTGTTTTCTTTTTTACGCCAAATAAACTTTTTTGTTTTGCAGATCCAGGCATTAATTTTAAAGCTTTTGAATATTTTTTTACTTTTTCAGCATTTTTATTGTTTGTATATAAAACTTCAGTTTTTCCGCCTTTTTTAATTGTTTTTACATATCCAGCAATTTTTTTAGTGGCTGTTTTTTTAGGTGTAGCTTTTTTCTTTATAACTGTGCTTTTACCTTTAATATGTGCAAAAGCTTGCTTTAAAGTGCAACCAGTTTTTTTTCTATATTCAATAGCTTTTTTAAAATTTTCTCTTGCTTTTTTTTGTGCTAAACTTTGCATTATTTTTTCATTTTTGATATTAAAAATAAACCAGCACCAAATAAGCCTAAAGTTACCCAAATATTCATTTTACTTTGTGTTGGTGTATTTATTATTGGTGTACTTGTTTTTTGTGGCTCAACAATTACTGGCAAATTTTGTAATTTAATATAATTAGCTTCCTCAATAAAACCTGCCCTGGCTAATTTGTCCGCAATATCATTTATAGTAATTGTTCTATTAAACCATTTTGAAAAACCTAATAAATTTTTAGTGCCATTTGCTTTAATATAACTAACAATATTTAAAGCTTCATTTTGTACGCTGTCACCGTCTAATATAACCCATTGCAATGCATTTGTACCAATAGGCGCGCCAATTTTAACGTCTAAAGCATCCCATCCCATCCAGTCATTTGGATTTGGTTTGTTTTTAAATAAAGAAAACATTAAATCTATTTGCGCAATTATTAAAGCCGCATCTGCTGCAATATTTAATCCACCACCAGCAGCAACAAGTGCGGCAGCGCCAGCAGTTTTAAGTGCTTTTTGCTTGCTTTCTTCGTCTAAATTCAATCCTATTTGACCAAATTTTTTTACTTCTTGGTTTATATTAAACATCATTTCTTTTTGCTTATAAAATAAATGCCTGCACCAGCTAAAGCTAAAATTACCCAAATATTCATTCCTGCTTTTGTTGTATCTGTTGTTCCTGGTGTAACTGGGCTTATTTGTTTACCTGCTCTAATAATTGCAGCTTCTTGTTGAAAACCGCCCCTGGCTAATTTGTCCGCAATATCATTAATAGTAATTGTTCTATTAAACCAAGTTGAATATCCTAATAATTTACTTAATCCTTTTGCTTTAATATAACTAACAATATTTAAAGCTTCATTTTGTACGCTATCACCGTCTAATATTACCCATTGTAAAACATTTGTACCTGATGGCGCGCCAATTTTAACGTCTAAAGCATCCCATCCCATCCAGTCATTTGGATTTGGTTTGTTAGCAAATAATTCAGTAACTAATTTTATTGCGTCTGCAATTGCTTGGCTGTTATCTTGATTATCACTACTTGATCCACTAGGATCTTCGCCAATATAAAATTTTCCTACTTGTGTTGCAATATCTCCAAATCCACTAATACCAGCATCTTGAATTTGTCGTGTAACATTATTAATAGCTACTTTATATTGTAGTTCTTTGCTTGATCCTGGCGTTAATTGTCCAGCAACTAGCAATCTATCCCTTTCATTAACTAATTTGTCTCTATACGCTTCTAGTTGTGCAGTTGTATTTGTGCTTTCAACGCCTGACATTGCAATTAGTGCCATTTTTAATTTTTTATCTTTATAAAATGTAGGTTGTCGTTTTTCATTAAACCTTTTTAAAACAGGATCAATCCAAATTTCTTTATTAGTACCAGGATACAAAACACTAAAAACGTGCTGTGGCTCTCGGTTGTTTTCTTTATAACTTGCAAACCTATATGCTAATGGTATATTAAAAACGCCTTTTCTATTAAGGCTATCTAAAATCCCGTTTGCGGCAAGACTGTAACTTTTACAATCTCCAGGCATTGCAAAAATTGCGCTTGGGCTTCGCAATGTTTGATTTTTTGTGTCTTCTATATAATAAGGCACATTTGATTTTAAAAAATTCCAAATATTTTGTGCCGTTTCTATTTCGTTGTCCCCAATAAAATACTCACTTATTTTATCGTATTCTTTTTTGTACTTTTCGTGTGTGTTTAAAATTCCGTCTATTATTTCGCCAACTGTTTGATCGTGGCTTACAATTACCTGGTAATTTTTAAAAGGCGTTAATTTGCCTAAAATTTCATTTTTATTAATCACAAACTATAATTAAGATTAAAAGGAAAATTAATTCCGTCAATACTTGCTGATCCTTTCAATTGAAAACTACCTTTTTTTGTTGCAACCAATTCTTTAATACTATTAATTACTCCAGTTACACTAGGAAATAAAACCAATGGCACAATAACCTGGCTGTTAGCCTTAATTTCTGTTTGTTGATTATAAAACACATCACTAATTTTTAAAGTATTATTTGAATAAGCAGTAGCTGCAATATTTGAAATAGTAGTTGTTATGTCAGTTGGATTTGTAATAATCAAATCTAAATTGATAGTTGGATTAAAAAAAGAACCGTCTAAACTAACCTTGCCAATATTAAAACTAACAGCGTTTGAAAAAATATACTTTTGATAAGCCCAGTAAACAACTGCACCACCAAAAACAACGCCTAATACCGTTTTATTTGACATATTAAAGCAATTTATAACAAAAAATTAAAAAAAACAATTCTAATTTAATTTATTAACAATTTGTTAAATAGTGCGCGTAGGTTAAATTTTCAATTTAAAAATATATATCTTTGGACTGAGGTCAAAAGATATATATTTAAACCGCACTACTTAAACCACTATAAAAAAGATGGTTTAAACCACTTTAAACCAATTTTTTCCTTTCACCTTTAATAATATATACAACGTTAAACAGTATATACCAGGCACAAAAAAACCAGCAATTTTGCTGGCTTCTTTTTTTTGGGGGGGTTATTGTAATTTTTAGCAGTATATACGCCCTTTATATTCTTTTGTTGCTTTATCGTAGTAATTAAAATAATAACCGCCGCTTGAGGCTGCAAAAAATTTAAACTTTTTAATATTTGTTATGTTTCTATATTTACGCGGCGTTATTTCTTGCGATGGCATAAAAAAAATAATTGCTGTATAATATTGTTTCATTTCGTATATTTGAATTGAAAGGAAAAGATTTTTACAAATTGGGTTTGTGGAAATTGTCCGACAACTGGCGCTTAATTGCGCCATTTGTTTTTTTATAAATATCAAACAAAAAATTAAGATCAGTTTCATTTAATACCTGGTTGTTGTAACTAATCCGCAAACCTCTTTTGTGTATTACAAAAACAAATTGTTTTGATTTAAACATTAGCGCAATAAAACGTTTATAATTCTTTGTCATAAATATTTATCATTTTTATATACAATAGCTTTTATATTATATAATATAGGTCTAATTGGTTTTTCTATCATAGATTATTTATTTCTTGTTTAACTTCAAATAAATAAACATTTTTAGCTTTATAAAAAGCAATTGTTTTATCTCCCAGTGAGTTTAAATAAAAATCTCCATTTTGTTCAATCATTTCATCTACTGCTATTAATGAACATTGTTTAGCATATGATTCAGTAATAGCTTTTGATATTCTAAACTTTTCTACTAATTCTTGTGCTTTTTCTTTAGGTGTCAACATAATTAATTTTTTAAATAATTGTTTTCGTTGTCTTTTTTTACCAGGCTTTTTGCTATCCAAATTTTGCAAATTTCTTTTGCATAGTTTGCGCCTTTAGCTGTTCGTTCTTGTATATCTGCAATTAAATTTTTATAGCTTTTAGGATCTGTCAAAACTTCATTCATTAAATTGCTATGATCTAGCGGCGTAAAATCTTTTGGGCGTTTTATATGTTCGTTTTTTTTCTTTTCACTTTCAAAAGAACTACTTATCCATTCGCCATTTTCATTTGTCAATACTACTGGCTTAAAATCGTCTGAACTACGCAAAAATCTAGGTTGCAATGTAAATGTATTGTTTTCCCGATCCTTAACTATTTCTAATGTGCTTTGCGCCCATCGATCAGTATTACTTCCTAAATGTCCTAGCGTTTGCGCGCCTGTACCTTTGCCCTGGTGTAATACGCCAATAAATAAACAGTTATGAATTTTAGTAAGTTTTTTAAAATAATTTACTAGTTTACGGCTTTCAACTTCTGAATTGTAGTCAAAAAGTAAGTCAAGAAGCCCGTCTATAACAATTATAGGGCAATCAGGGTTTGTTTCTAAATAGTGCTTTATCATTGCTCTTATTTCTTGTGGGTTATCTTCGCGAACGGTAAAACAGTCTGCCCAATCAGGCAAACCGTTTAAACCGCAAAACTTTTTTATTTTACCTATTTGTCTGTAAAAATCAAAATCGCTGCTTTCCGTATCAAAATAAGCTATACGACGGCGCCCTACTGGAAAATGTAATTTCATGCCGAATACGTCCCAAGATTGAAAAGCGCTAGCTATCATTGCAGCAATAAAAGTGCTTTTACCTGCTTTTGGTAAACCGCTAAAAACTATAAAATTTTGAATTGTGCCAATACATTTTTCTTGTATAGTAAAAATAACCTGATCTTGTGCGGGTATGTATTCAGGTTGATATTTTCTAGAGAGTAGTTTGGTTTGAAGCGCTTGGGTTTGCTCATTGTCCATTTATTTAATTTTAATGATCTAGTAAGCTGCAAAGATAAAATGCAACTATTAAAGCAATTATTGCTTGTATTCCTGGCTTATTTATGTAAGCTAATAACTGGGCTTTGCTTTTTTTCATTTTGATCATTTAATTGATTGAAAATTTCATTTACTAATTCTATTGCTTCCTTTACCATTGTACGATCAGATATTGTAGCATAACTATTGCTAGATTCTTTTGCGCAAATAATTTGTAATACTGCATACTCATATTTTGTCATACCTGGTATTGGTGCAATTAATCTGCCTAAATTGTCTTGAATAGGCATACAAGGAAAGGCGGGGTTTTGTAAATTGTAATTCATTTGATTTTTTTTAATAAGTAAAGAAAATGTGCGATTGAATAAGTTATAATTGCTATTGGTACAGCAATAATAAAAAAGTAAATTATTTTAACGTAGTTGCGCATTGGTATCTTCAATTTTTTGCTCGTAATAATTAATACTTTCACGTAACAATAAATCAATCTCAATGCCCAAGTTAAAAGGTAACATACTTTGATCAACGCTGCAAAACATTTCACTAGCATAGAAAAAAATGTTTACTTCCCTAAATGGGGCAAGCTTCAATAAATTTTCAATTTTTAAAATTTTTGCCTGGTAATTGGCTAACTGGCTGATTAATTCAGCGTCATTTCTTTTTGTCATAAAATTGGGTTTTTTTTGTCCGACATAAAAGTAGTAATAAATAATTCATATCACCAAATTTATTTTTTGGCATAAAAAAGCCCAGCGTAGAAACGCTAGGCTAAAATCAATTATTCAAAAACTTTTTAAATTAACTCAAAAATAGTGTTTTTTCAGCATTACGCCTATTAACTAAACCTTGCGACTTTATACCTTTTGCAAATATCCATTTATCAAATTGATTTGCTACTGTAACCTTGTCTGCGCCTGCATTTAATAATTTTAATAATGTAGAACTACTTAAAGCGCCTATTCCTTCATTGTAAGCAAAACTTCCTAAAGCTATTAATTGGTTATTGTTTATTTTAACTTTTACTAATTCTTTAACCGCATCCATTTTGCTTTTGGCTTCTATTTGTAGCCATCTGTCGGCTGTCGCCTGGTCTATTGTATCGCCTGGCATTACTGGTCTATCTTGATCATAATTATAAACACTTCCCCAACCTATTGTAAAAGTACCGTATCCATCATTGTATGCGGTCAATGCGGCTTTATTATCTTCCTCATACTTTTTTAAAAAAGTTGCAAGGCTTGCATATACTGAATTGCTAGACATAGTTATAATTAAGACTATTGCGCCAATTAATAAATATTTGTTTGTTTTTGTCATTGTTACGGGTTTAAACCGTTATTGCTTGCGTCTTTTGCGTGTAATAAACCAAAACCGCCGAGTATTGCTGTAATACCGCCTGGTATATCACCTTTAACAATTTGAGCAACTCCAGTAATAATTGCACCTAATCCAAATAAGCTTGTTTTCCAATTTTTAAACATAATATTTATTTTTTAGTGTAAAAATCAAGTTTTGTTTCTATCCTGGCTAAACGATCTACTATTTCGTTATTAAGTTTATTATGAGCGTATAAATCACGTTCAATTTTATCAAGTCTGTTTTTAGTAGAAAAGAAAAAACCGCCAGCAATAATGCTAAATGTAATAATACTAATTAGTAATTGCGTGTAATCCATTGTCTTTGTTTATTTCGGTTGCAATAACATTGTAAGCATTTGCGGCTGTCATACTTGCTTCCATATTTTCAAATAATCCGCTTTTACTTGCAGCATCCAAAATTTGTTTTAAAATTCCTAGGGCTTGTTTTTTGTCCATTGTTTTATTTATTAAAGGTGAAAGGAAAAAATTTACTATACCTGTGTGTATTCGCCTGTAATTGTCAATCCTAACTGTAAAGCTGCCCAATTATAAGCAGCGTCATTTGTTTGCCAATCTGTTAAATAATCTGGCACATTCATATTTATAGTACCCTGTACTAATAATATTAATTCATCACTATATAAAGAATAATTAAAAATTGCCTTATTAATTAAATTATCAAAATCACATTGTAATTTAAAAATAGTAGCAAAAATTTCTTTTCCGTTTAACCAAATACGTTGTGGCGGGTTAATTGTTTTCATTTTATTATTTTTATGGTACTCTTGTCAAAATTCCTAAGTTAGAATAAATATCACCACTTACTAAACCAGCCGAACTTGTTGGTAAATTTGGCATATTAATAACTCCATTACTTTTTAATACTAAATTTAATACTCCTGTATAAAAACTTAATGAACCATTACTGCTATTAGTATAAATATTAGCATAAGTAGTACCCACGCTAACAAAATCCATTTGTGTAAAAGCCGTTTGGCTAGATATTTTTAAAACTACTCCACTATCATTTCTATTAAAATAATTAAAATTATTTCCTGAAAATGCAGCCGTGCCGCCATTTAAAACACCTGAATATCCAATACCTCCAGCAACAACTAAAGCACCTGTTGTTGGTGAAACGCTTGATACTGTAGAAGTAATATTTACTACACCACCATTTGTTATTTTAACTATATCATAATTGTTTAAAACATCAAAAATGCCAAAATCATTTGCACCAGAATTATAATTATTTCTAATATTCCATTTACCAACGCCTGCTAATTGTAATTGTAAAGCTGCGTTAGTTGTGCCTGTTCCGTTAAATGTTGCGTTTATTCCACTTGCGCTATGTATATCTAATCGATTAGATCCTGGTATTGTTGTACCAATTCCCAAACCATTTGTAGTTATTGTTATTCCTGTTGTTGTGCTATTGCCGTTTGTTGTAACTTGTTGCAATGTACCAGTAGTGCCAGCGCCAGGATCAGCAATTTGTACCCAGGCTGTTCCTGTATCACGATATAAACCAGTGCTTGGGCTGTCGCTATCTATAAATATACGACCTACAAACCCTGCTGCTGGTCTTGTTGCAAGACTACTTGCATAAAATGCAGGCGTTTGCTTTTGGTTTAATATATCTAAATCTATTCTAGGCATTATCCAACATAGTTTTTCTTAACAGTTACTAAATTATTTGTTCCTGATCCGATAAAATTTGCAAAAAATCTTGTGTGTGTATATTCGCCAGCGTTGCCTTCAATATTTAAACTTTGATTTTGTTGCAAAGTAACATTTTCAATAGTAACCGGATTTGTTCCGTAATTAATAAATAAAATACTGTTGCAATCACTTGTCACCCATCCACTAGTATCGTATGTAATAAAACTTACAGTATAATTTATAAAACCTGCTTTTATATCAAAATTCATTTTTATTTATTTAAAGGTGAAAGCAAAAGTTGTTTAACAAGTCATTGGAACAATTCCAACTTTAACGCCGTTTAAACTTTGAACATATAAAGTTTGATACGTTGGTATGTCTTTATTTATTACTGGTGTATTTGTTACCATATCTGAAACAATGCTTAAACCCGGCGCCAAATCATTTTGAACTGGACTGCTAGGCATTAAACTTGTGTTTTGTTGTATTGGTGCTTGTAAAACATTTGTACCTGGTGCAATTGGTGTTTGCATTGGTTGTTTTTTCTTATACCAATCATATAAATAGTATAAAGCAACTGCGCCTAAAGCGTAATAAACAATTTTATTTTTCATATTATTTTATTTCAACATCATAATAATTAATATAACCAGTTACAGTTTTTCCACTTGGCGTAACAAAATTAATTTTATAATCTATACCAGTATTTTCTATTAATTCTAATAGTAAATTATAATTAAAAGTATAAATTATAGTATTTCTATCTTGAGCATATAATTTAGAACCAACTAAAGAATATAAATTTTGCGTTTTAAAATTAGGCTCAATTATAATTGATCCTTTTCTTTTTTTAGCACTTTTAAAACTAAATAATAATAAAGCCCCAATTAATAAATAAATTAAATTTTTATTTTTTTTAGTCATTAATAATTTTTTAAACTATTAACATAATCTACTAAAATTTTAACTTGATTAGCACTAAATCTGTCTGCAGGATAACTCCATGCATTTCCACCTAATAACCAATTTAATAAATCTTTTTGATGTGCTTGATTAAATTTATCTACTAAATAACTTACTTGCGATTTTGTTTTTAATTGTTTAAAAACTCCTAAAACACTATCAAAATCATCAGAAAACCAACCTACACTATTCCAAATAGTATTAACAAAATTATTAGCTGCATTATCAGTTAAGATTGTTGCTGGCATTTGTTTTTTCCAAAAATTTGGATTCCAAGCACTACTAGGATTAATACTTTCTTGATTAATATTAATTTCTGCTTGGCTTTTACTAATTCCTAAAGTTTCTAGCAATGGTTTAATAATGCTATTATAACCAAAATAAATAGCTACTGCACCTATAATGATACTTTGATTATCTTTTATAAAATTAGATTTTGGCATCTTATAACATTAATAATAAACTACTTAATTTTAAACTACTCATTTCATTTAACTTTCTTAAATGATCAATAGTTACGCCTTTACTCATTAAACTATCAACTATTGTCATTATTTCTCCATCTTGCGTAATACCTGCAACGCCAACTAAAGGCTTGCCCCTAAAAGCTGTACCTAAAGTACCTGCAACGCCAACTGCCAAATTTACTAAAGCTTCAATTTTTTCTGGCTGTGTCAATAATTGTTCCCAAATATTCGGTGCTACAACTTCCTCTATTTCTCCCATTGCTTCCTCTGCATTTAGTCTGCTTTCAATGGCATTTAATTTTTCAAGCAATTGGATATAAGCAAAACTTGGCTCTCTTGGTTGTTGTACTCCTGTTATTATTGCTTGTTCCTCTGCTGGTCTAAATTTTAACATAGCGTGTGACGGTGTGTTAATTGTTATATAACCGTTTTTATCTTTTTTAGGATGTAAAACAAGTGCATATAAACAATTCACTCCGTTTTGTTCAAACGCTGTAATATTTTCTTCTAAAATGTTTCTAGCATTGTCCAGGCTATCTTCATTTGATGAAAATAATAAATCTTTTTTTGTTGGGCTTATTATCTCGTAAACAGAGTAATAAGGACTGGTTGCGTTTCTGTCGAACCAGTCC